ACCAATGTTGATATAAGCCCTCAGGGCAATGTGTCTCCATGTTGCAAATTTCAAATGTCTGACTACAATGAATCTTTCAATGTACAAACACAGACATTACAATACTACTCCGACAGTGCCTTTTTGGTCCAAATCAAACAAGAATTTACACAAGGACAATGGCCAAAGGGTTGTGTACGATGCCGTATTGAAGAACAAAACAGTATTGCTAGCAAGAGGCAATTAGATTATGATCGCTGGCAGGAACAATATCAACAATATAATTTTGACACCAATCAATGGATCACCGCCAGCATAGCGTTTGGTAATACTTGCAATTTGAAATGTATCACTTGTGGTCCTTACAGCAGTAGCAAATGGCAAAAAGAATATGAAAAAATATATCTGGACAACATTAGGCCTGTAAAATTTTACAGAAGTGATTTTGTAGAAAAGTTTATAGAACAGGCACCAGAGATTATTCATTTAGACGTACCTGGTGGAGAACCGTTTCTATCTGGAGTACAAGAACAAAAACACTTGTTATGGCATTACATAAAAACAAAACAGGCCAAGAACATTAGTTTACATTATACAACCAACGCAACTTTGTTTCCAGACCAAGAGTGGTGGGATATTTGGCAGCATTTTAAAAATGTTGACATCCAGCTCAGTATCGACGGTGTCGGTAACAAATATGAATACATTCGATATCCAGCCAAGTGGGACGTGGTAGTTGAGAACACCAATCAATACCTGAAAAAACACATGCATAATATTCAGCTCAGTGTGAGTCACACAGTAAGTGCCTACAACATTTATTATCTTGATGAATTTTTCACATGGTGCGAAAGTGTTGGACTGCCTAGACCCTGGGCCGGGCGAGTACATAATCCTATACATATGCGGCCAACAGTATGGCCAACCGCGGCAAGAAATACCATTGCTGATCATTTAAAATCCAGTACCTATGAAGATGTGCGCAATTGGGCACAGCTATTACAAACTCAAGATGACAGCAACAAGTTTGCTGAATTTAAAATATATCTTCTACAACACGACCAGTACAGAGGATTGAATTTTGCAGAAACGTTTTATGAGCTATCGGAATTGTTAAATGACTAGTAGAAAAGATTATCCAATATATCAAGTATTAGAAAAAAAGAGTAAATTTTTCTGTCCAGCAAAATGGACTGAGTTATTTTTGTATCTAAATCACGGCAGTAGCAACAGTTGTCATCATCCTATTCCTCATGAAATTCCTAGAGAGTTGTTGAGTAATCCTGCGGTGTTGCACAATACCCCACACAAATTAGAAATGCAAAAACTCATGATGGACGGTGTTCGCCCAAATGAGTGTCACATGTGTTGGCATATAGAAGATTCAGATCCAAATGCGGTAAGCGACCGCATTGTAAAAAGTCAACTCTGGCATGACAAAATTGCAGGACTTGAGGTCAAGCCGGACTATGTACCACCATTCATTGAAATAGTATTTGATAACTACTGTAACTTGACCTGCAGTTACTGCGACTCTGGGCAGAGTTCATCTTGGGCTGCCAAGATACACACACAATCATTACACCTTGTTACAGATCATCGTGAGCTGTATTCTAAGATTCACATTGCGCCAGGCACAACCAAACAAGAGTATCTTGAAGCCTGGCTTGCGTGGTGGCCAACAATACGTGACCAAGTAAAAGTGATCAAAGTCAGTGGTGGCGAACCTTTGATGAGCAAAAACTTTTGGAAATTTGTTGAATCATTGGGAGTGGCGCCAAATTTAGATATTGCTATCAACAGTAACTTCTCTGTGGATCCTGCACTAGTAAAACGATTTGCATCCTATGCTCCAAACTTTCGCGAAGTAACCATATGTGCTAGTATTGATGCAACAGGCAACATTGCTGAATACGCAAGGCAAGGTTTAAACTATCAGAAATTTTTAAACAACGTACATTACTGGTGTTCAAATACGCCAAATAACTGTTTCCTTATGTTGCAAAGCACTGTCAATGTGTTGAACATATGGGGCCTAACTGACAAGTTTGAGTTGAACGCACACTTGCGACACCTATACCCAGACAGGATGTTGAATTTTTACAGCACAATCGTACGAGCTCCTGAGTTTCAGTCTATCTCATTGTTGCCCCATATTACAAAACAAAATCTTAGCAACCAAATTCAAAATTGGATTGCTACCAATGATCAATCACTGACTCCTATTGAAAAAATATTAGCAAACAAAACAGTGAGCTATCTCATAAACGACCCGGAGCCCATGCATAAATTTGATAAACATCAGTTAGAAGTTGACTTTGTGTCATTTTTAATGTATTATAATCAAACAAGCAAGTTACAATATCAAGATGTGTACCCCAAAGAATTCTTAGAATGGATTCAAACAATAAAAAATTATGAAACAATGCACAATACAAATACGTGATGAAGTCAACATCAAGATTGAAGGTCTGGACCTTGACTGTCGCAAAAAACTAGTAAACACATTCAAGTATGAAATACCCGGAGCACGGTATCAACCTGCTGTGAGACTGGGTCGTTGGGACGGCAAGGTGGCATACTTTCAGTTGGGAGGCAGCAGTTACATCAACTTGTTGCCTGAGATCATTCCCATCCTGGAGCAGTACGACTACGACATTGAACTGGATGATCAGCGTGACTACTCCAATACGTTTGAATTTGAGGCCATGCAGGAACACACATTCCAGGACACAATGTGGCCTGTGGGGCATCCCATGGCAGGACAGCCTGTGATGTTGCGTGACTATCAAGTAGAGATTGTGAACAACTACTTACAGAACCCGCAGTGTATTCAAGAAGTAGCCACAGGTGCAGGCAAGACTCTAATGACAGCGGCCCTAAGTTGGAACGTGCAAAAATATGGCAGGTCCATCATTATTGTGCCCAACAAAGACCTTGTGCGGCAGACCGAAAAGGACTACATCAATCTAGGCCTGGATGTAGGTGTGTATTTTGGCGATCGCAAAGAGCTGGGCAAGACGCATACCATTTGCACTTGGCAAAGTCTCAACGTGTTGATGAAGAACTCAGCCAGTGGTGTTGCTGACTTTACTATACTGGACTTTATGGAAGGTGTGGTATGTGTGATTGTAGACGAAGTTCACATGGCCAAAGCTGATGCACTCAAGACCATGCTCACAGGTGTGATGTCGAGAGTACCAATTCGTTGGGGACTCACAGGCACAGTGCCAAAAGAGAAGTTTGAAAGCCAAAGCCTGTTGGTGAGCCTGGGTCCTGTTATCAGCAAGCTCAGTGCCAGCGAATTGCAAGACCGTGGTGTGTTGGCCCAGTGTCATGTGAACATTGTGCAACTGCTGGACCACGTGGAGTTCAGCAACTATCAAAGTGAACTTAAATACTTGCTGGAAGAAAAAGGTCGCCTGGATGCCATGGCAGGATTGATCCTGCAGATCAACGAAACTGGGAACACCTTGGTACTAGTAGACCGTGTGGCAGCGGGCGCTGAACTAGTGGCCAGACTGGGAGACAAAGCAGTGTTTGTGAGTGGTGCCACTAAATCAAAAGACCGTCAAGACGAATATGATCAAGTGGCTGAAGCAACGGACAAAATCATTGTGGCCACATATGGAGTGGCTGCTGTTGGTATTAATATCCCCCGTATTTTTAACTTGGTTCTTGTTGAACCAGGAAAAAGCTTTGTCCGTGTTATCCAAAGCATTGGTAGAGGAATTCGCAAAGCAGAAGACAAAGACCATGTTCAGATCTGGGACATAACCAGCACCTGCAAGTTTGCCAAGCGGCATTTGACCAAACGCAAGCAGTTCTATCGCGATGCTGAATATCCTTTCTCAGCAGAGAAGCTGGATTGGATGAAGTTGGCATAAGGTTGACAATTGCCACACAAACCTGTATTATTAAACATATGCGAATTTTAACCTTAGACAACCAACACTACAACCTAGATCATTTGCCTGAAGAAATTGATGATATGCGCTTTGCTATCCTTGACAATTCAGACCCCAAAGATCCTGACTATCATTTTATACCACTTATCTTTTTGGAAAGTTTTAACAGCCCAGCCTTGGTGCTACGCATAGGCAAAAACACAATTCGCATGCCCATGGACTGGCAGATCTTGATAGGCGAACCTGAAGTAGGAGATCTTGAAGTGTTGCCCTTGACATCAATCAATGACCGTGGGTTCCGAGTGTTTCAGTTCAATCCCCTGACCAGCTTCCGTCCCAGTTTCCCTGACATTGAAATCCTGGATGTATATCATGAAGTGTCGTGGTATGCGCCCAAGCTCAAAAACGGCCAAATGCTGGCAGTGCCATTGAACGACGATCCGGAACCCGACTGTGTGTACTTTGTAAAAGACGTAAGTCGCAACTGTGAAATTGTAGACTACAACAAGGCTTGGTAACCAATGGGTGATCTAACTCCTGGTGCAACATACATTTACGAACGTGCCGATGGCGTTACTTACGCCCGTGAGTTCGGCGCAGACCCGAGCACCAGAGTAGCAATAGGATCTGATTACGATCCAGTAACTGGTCACAGAATAGACTACGATAAGAGAACAGAAGACGGCAGGCCGTTACACGAACATATAATGGACGCTAAATTATGGGGCGAAATTCGGCGAGCTGCCAAGACCAATCCCACTTTACAAGATGCCCTAGATCGTGTTATAATGATCCACAACCTGAGCAAAACCCATGAGTGACAAACTAAACATTGCCAATGAGATGCGACAATTTGATCGCAAGAATCGAGACTTCTACGACGAGCTCACAGCCGAAGAACGCAAGAAGTTTAGTAACTATCTCATGATACGTTGGGGCAGTTCCGTTGAAGGGTCAAGAGATCTGCAGGAGTTCTATGTGATCAGCTGTAACGAGCGATTCAACAAGCACTTCTTTGATCTGGGCAAGCATCCTAAACTGCAATGGTTGTTGGCCACCACCGTGAGCCCAGACATGGGTACGCCAAGACATCCCTGGATTGCGCCCAAGAAAAAAGAACCCGGTGCCAGTTCGTTCAAGAAACAACTCAGCGAACTGTTTCCGCACATGAAAAATGATGAGATTGACTTGTTGGCGTCAATCACAACCAAAAAAGAACTAGATGCATACATTCGTCAGCATGGCAACGACCCCAAGTAAATTCAGCTGTGACTTTTGCAACAAGACCTTTGCCAAGGAAACCAGCATAGCAGTTCATGTGTGCGAAGCCAAACGGCGGCATCAGGAACAGAATGAGCCAGGTGTGAGACTGGGCTTTCAGGCTTACATAAAGTTTTATGCCACAGTACAGAGATCTACAAAATCCAAGACATTTGAAGACTTTGCAGGCAGTGCCTATTATCGTGCATTTGTGAAGTTTGGACGATACTGTGTGGATACTCGCACAATCAATCCTGGTCAGTTCATGACATGGCTGTTGAAGCACAACAAAAAGATTGACTTCTGGTGCTCAGATCGTGTGTACACAGAATACTTGCTGGACTATCTCAAGGTGGAAGCAGTAGAAGATGCACTGGCTCGAGCTATTGAGTACAGCATGACCTGGGCAGAGAATACTCAAGCACCTCCACATGATTGTTTGCGTTATGGCAATGTGCATGCTTTGTGCCATGCTATTGTATCAGGTAGACTGAGTCCATGGACCATATACTGTAGTGATTCAGGTCAGCAGTTTCTCAGCAACTTGGATGCAGCACAAGTCAGTTTGATCTGGCCTTATATTGATTCAGATGTGTGGCTCAAAAAGCTACAACAAAGTCCTGATGACAAGGCATATGCCACAACAATTTTGACCCAAGCAGGATGGTAACATGATTAGAAATATCACAGGCGGCATGGGCATACACATCTCAGGCAGTGTGTACAATGCACCCTACGTCGACTCTACCAGAGCCAGCGCCGGCATGGTGAGATTCATCAGCAACAACTTTGAAGTATATGATGGCAGCTCATGGCTGCCATTGCAGTCCAGCTATCCACAAGTTGAACTGGACGGCATAACACAGGAAGCCCTACAATGGACACGCCGCCGGATGGAAGAAGAAAAACGCATGCTGGAACTGGCCAAAACGCATCCCACAGTAGCAGATGCCTTGGCAGCACAACAACGAGCTGAGGAAGCTGTGCGTATTGCAGTAGCATTGTGTGACATAAAATGAGCGCAGATATTGACTTGGATTTTGCTGATCGCAGTGCTGTACTAAACTTGATTCAGCACACAGCCGCACGACAAAGCGATGGCCGCCGGCACAACTCGGGAGTGTATGTTACAGATATTCCGCAAGATCCTGTGAATCAGTGTGCAGCCATAGACTACGAAACAGCAGAACAACGTGGCTATTTCAAACTGGACTTCCTGAACATGAGTGTGTACAGTTTGATTCAAACTCCCGAACACTACGAAGCCATGCTGGCTGCAACTCCACCGTGGAGCAGACTGTGGACTGACGCTCATTGGGTCAGTCAGTTGGCACACGTGGGCAATTACTATGATTTGTTGAAAGAAATGAAACCAGACAGCATACCAAGACTGGCTGCGTTTATATCAATTATTCGTCCGGGCAAAGCACACTTACAACGGCGTCCTTGGCCAGAAGTGTTTGCATCAGTATGGGATGGAGATACCAGTCGTGGATACACATTCAAGAAAGCCCATGCAATCAGTTACGCAGCCTTGGTAGCACTGCATATGAATCTGCTCAATCAAGTCGTCTAACCAAGGTAATTGATTTGCGCTTGCTCTTTTTGCGAGCAATGTCCAGCAAACTACAAGCAGGACCATGAAGTATTTCTAGATCTTTGTTTGAAAATGTACGCAAGGTGTGACGGAATTGATCCCATTCCCCACGCAAGAATATATTGATAGGTATGCTGCGATTGCTTTCCCACCACCAGACATTGGCCAGTTCTAAAAACGCCAGCTTGTCTTGCAAGTCAGTGACGTGTCCAAAATCGTAGATGGTGGTAACAGTGTCGTCCCTGTTTTGAACTATGCCCACATATTCTACGTTTGCGTACAAGCACAGCGTGATAAAGGGGTATTTTTCTGCCAATTTAGTAAAGATGTCGTTGCCCATAAATATTGTTCGAGGATCCTATGTATTCCACCACAGCATACTTATACCAACAAATTACCAAAGTATTATTGATTGACACCAGTGGTGGCTATTTCACAGCGAGGTATAACCCAGTGTACGCAAAACAACTAACCATCAACAAGGGCGTGGACAACGTGCTATTGTTTGAATTTATTAACCAGGAACAAAAGCCAGTGAACATCACTGGCAGTGCCTTTGTGTTTAGATTGATCAGCCAAGACGGTGACGAACTGTTGCTGGCCAAAGACATGACCATTCTCAGTGCTGCCTTGGGCAGAGTCAAAGTGACTCTGGATACTGCAGACACTATCAATCTCACAGCACAGCCAGCCAGCTACAGTATTCAACGCACATCCGGAGACTACGTGCAGGCAGTGTACACAGACGCTAACAGCCAGGCTCGTGCAGATTGCAACATTGTGGATTCTATATTCCCTGAATTTCAAGACAGCAGCAATTTAACCATTCCCACAATATACGGCCCAACATCTTGGCCACAAAACCCACCAGCAGGTTGGCCAGACTGGGCACTGACTCCGCAGCCGCAGAACTACACTCAAACCACTGAATTTTACAGCAGCCAAATCCCCACACACGGTGCCAGCCTAACCACAATCAAAATGGATCTGCATCACTTCACAGGCACAATCAAAGCACAGGCAGCAGAAGACTATGAGTCCGCATGGTATGACGTCACTGCCAGTACACAGTATCTCAATGAGACTCGCACCATATATCTCAACGTGCCAGGATTTCATCCACTGATTCGTGTGGCATTCAATCAAAGTCAGGGATTTGGTGCACAAGCCACTGCCACAGTAGTGAATGGTGTGGTCACTGGTATTACTGTGAACAATACAGGACAGAATTACATTGCTGCCCCCAATGTGCTTATCATTGGCAACGGTGCAGGTGCAGAGGCCGTTGGATCCTATGCTGGCAATGGCCAAATTGGGGCAATCACAGTCACAGCTGGTGGCGCAGGTTATTTGCCTGTTACGTTTGGCAGTCCTGTCTATGCCAATGTTGTCATAAACAACGGTACTGTCACCAATTTGCTGTATAGATAAGTCTGCTTCTGTTATAATAAACAGATGCTTGATATTGTTCAATACCTACCTGCAAAACGCAAAGCCAGTCCCAGCGGGTGGGTCAGTTTTAATGCAGTATGTTGCCATCACAACAGCAACAGCCCAGACCGACGATTACGAGGCGGAATCAAAGTCAATGAACAAGGTTGGAGCTATCACTGCTTCAACTGTGGATACACTGCTAGCTTTATCCTTGGCCGTACTGTAAGTTATAAGGCCCGTAGGCTCTTGAGCTGGTTGGGTGTACCTGACCGAGACATAGAATTGGCCAATTTGGAAAGTCTGCGTCATCGCAGTATCCACGGCATTGTGGAAGATCGGCAACGTGTGGCCAATATACTGCAGGGCATTGACTTTGAAGAACGTGACTTGCCACCAGCATCAGAATTGATCACACAGGAACATCCCAAGTACTGGGACTATGTTCGTGATCGTCGGGTGCCCGAAGACTTTCCTGTGATGACACCCATACGTACCGATGGTGTTCATTGGACCAGGCCTTGTGTGATTGTGCCGTTCACGCATGACAACAAGATTGTGGGCTACACAGCTAGATTTCTTGACGGCAAAAGACCCAAGTTTATCAGCGAACAACAACCTGGCTATGTGTTTGGCATAGATTTGCAACCGCCCAATTGGCAGCATGTGTTGGTCATGGAAGGCATATTCGATGCACTCAGCATTGGTGGTGTTGCGTTACTACACAATGAAATTAGTGATGCACAAGCCAAACTGATTCGTGGCATTGGACGAGAAGTTACTGTGGTGCCGGATCAAGATCGTGCAGGACTGGAACTGATTGACAGAGCAGTGGAACTGGGATGGGCAGTGAGCATACCTGCCTGGGAAGATTGCAAAGACGTCAATGATGCTGTGAAGAAATACGGTCGACTTGGTACCTTGCTAACTATTATGCAGGCACGAGAAACCAGCAGAATCAAAATTGAATTAAGAAAGAAAGCCCTTGTTAAAAGAATACAACACTGAAGTACAACGATTGTTTCTGGAAATGATGCTGGAAGACGCCAGCTCGTATGTGCGTGTTCAGAACATCTACAATCCAGAAAACTTTGATCGCAGTTTGCGCAAAGCAGCAGAGTTTATTAAAGAACACTCAGACAAGTACAAAACTCTGCCAGACCGCGCACAGATATCTGCGGCATGTGGTATCACATTGCAGTCTGTGCCTGAACTCAATGAAGGACACAACGAGTGGTTCATGGCAGAGTTTGAGAGCTTTACCAAGCGTCAAGAACTGGAACGTGCTATCTTGAAAGCAGCAGACTTGCTGGAAAAGGGCGAGTTTGATCCAGTGGAAAAGCTGATCAAGGATGCTGTGCAGATCAGTTTGACCAAGGACATGGGCACAGATTACTTTGCTGACCCTGCAGGACGTATCAACAAGTATTTCAATTCAGGTGGACAGGTTAGCACGGGCTGGCCACAAATGGATCGACTGTTGTATGGTGGATTCAGTCGTGGTGAACTCAACATCTTTGCAGGTGGTTCAGGATCAGGCAAGTCATTGGTCATGATGAACATTGCCTTGAATTGGTTGCAACAAGGACTCAGTGGTGTGTACATCAGTCTTGAACTTAGTGAAGAACTAACCAGCTTGCGAACTGATGCTATGTTGACCAGCATGAGTACCAAGGACATTCGCAAGGACATTGATTCGGCAGAACTCAAAGTCAAGATGTCGGCTCGTACAGCTGGCAAGTACAGGGTCAAAGCCTTGCCAGCACAGAGCAACATCAACGACATTCGTAGCTATATCAAAGAAGTTCAGATTCAGACAGGAATCAAAGTAGACTTTATCATGGTGGACTACCTGGACTTGCTGATGCCTGTGAGTGCAAAAGTCAGTCCCAACGACTTGTTTGTGAAAGACAAATATGTGTCAGAAGAACTTCGTAACTTGGCCAAAGAACTTGGTATCCTAATGGTAACTGCATCGCAGTTGAACAGATCGGCTGTGGAAGAACAAGAATTTGATCACTCGCACATTTCGGGTGGTATCTCCAAGATCAACACAGCAGACAATGTGTTTGGTATCTTTACGTCACGATCCATGAAAGAGCGTGGCAAGTATCAGATACAGTGTATGAAATCTCGAAGCTCGACCGGCGTTGGTCAAAAAATTGATTTGGAGTATAACATTGAAACTATGCGTATTACTGATGAAGGCGGAGACGAAGGCGGATACAACAAACCGCAAAGCTCTATCATGGAATCAATCAAGGCCAAAAGTCAGGTCAAGGCTGCTGATGCCACAGAAGGCAATTCCACTAGCTGGGAACGAGCTACAGGAACACCGGCCTGGGAACAACCTGCAAAAGTCAATGCAGACGTTCAAAGTTCCAAGTTGAAGCAGATGCTAGGCAAGATCAAGTCAGGTTGATCATTGACCGGGCCACACAGGTGCATCAGCAGTGTAAATGGTTAAACCCAACAAGCCACTATATCGCACTTGATCAGTGCGGTTCCATCCTTCGTGCCAGGTATAGTTGCCATTCTGATGCCACCAGCCGTCGCCAAAGTTAGTGGTCATACGCACAGGGTCGTCACGCTGTTCTGTTCGATAAAAATAACTGCTGAGATTATCTGAGTCTTGATTGCTGAAATACACCATACCAGTGGCAATCAGTTTGCGATAGTCTGTGTGCAAAGCATTAACAAAACCTGGCATGTCACGAGTAAACTCAATGTGTGTTTGACTTTGACGGAACATAGTGTCTCGATCCATACCCCAGGCTACATCAGTGCCAGGATAGTTGTCATACATCCAGTCAATGCTTTGGCGTTTGAAGTTGTTGCTACGAAAGTAATTGCTGATAGCCACCAAGCGTTGGTTTTCCCACTTTGGGTTCAGTACTTTGTATCGTGATCCGGGCCAAGGATCATGACCAACTGGAGCCACATCGCCATGAGGTTTCCATTCTTCGTTTTCTAGTTCTGCAATGATATCTTTGTAGCTAAACGGCATTTTAAGATGCAGTTTGCTCACAAGATAACGAATAGGAGTGAATATAGTGGATAGTTCTGTCATAGCATACATATTTAATCATAGGATACGGACACAATGGAAAAAGGCAAAAATTTATATTGCGCATGGGCTGACACAGGTCTAGCCTTGCACAATTCGGGACGATGCTTGCTGTGCTGCCACAGTCAGACTTACTTGCAAGATGAATCAGGGCAGGAAATATATCTAGACACAGGAACGGTTGAACAGGCCTGGAACAGTCCTACCAGAAAACAAATACAAGCAGATCTCGAAGCTGGCATTCAGCATCCCAATTGCAGTGCTTGCTGGAATGAAGAAAGTGCTGGCCGGGCCAGTCGCCGCACAGAAGCCAACAGACAGTTTGCTGATATCGCGGTCAATCCTGATCGTCCACAACTGGTAGATCTAAAACCTGGCAACACCTGCAACTTGGCCTGCAGAACCTGTTGGCCTGAAGTCAGCAGCAAATGGTATCGAGACTACTGGGAAGTTGAAGCACGTGAACAGGAACCTGACTATCGCAAGTATCTTGACGGATGGCGTCGAATACGTACCAGCTATGATCGAGACAACACACAGCTATGGAGTGACCTAGAAACTTGGTTCACAGACGTAGAGTACTATGACATCTACGGAGCAGAACCCATGCTGTTGGACAACGTGTTTGTGATCCTGCAGCAAAGTGTAGCGTCAGGGCGGGCGGCACAACAAAGCATACACATCAACACCAATTGCACAGTATGGAATCAAGACTACATAGATATTCTTGCTCAATTCAAAAACGTAGTGATTGATGTCAGTATTGATGGTGTTGGCGCACACTACGATTATATTCGCTATGGAGAAACCTGGAGCACTGTGGAGACGAATCTTGCTCGCTATCAGAATCTTGTGCGCAATCACAGCAATATTCGCATGCATGTCTGTATCACTGTGTGCATACTGAATGTATTACAGGTTCAGGAACTACAGGAATATTTCTGTGCCCGTAGTGTTCCTGTGTTTTACAACATGGTACATCATCCTCAGTATCTCAATGTGCGAGCTTTACCCAACAGTATCAAACAGCAAGTTCGAGACAAGTTAGAAGCAAGCTCGCCCAACTGGCAAATCACCAGCATCTTGGATTTTATGGACATGCCCTTGGACAACCAGCCTGCGTTATGGGTCAAGTTTCAGGAGTCAACAAAAAAGCTAGACCTGTTGAGACAACAAGATCTAGCTTCAACGTTTCCTGAACTGGCAGAGTTGATTAGCCGGTTACCGCCTTGATCACAGCATATCGTAATACTACAGCGTCACTAGCTGAACTAGCCATAACGTTTCTTACGGAAATCTGTGCATTACCTGCATTGCAAATTGCATTGAAACAGTATCCGCCTGCGTTAGCAGTACTAGATTGATTGATCACCATAACGTCGGTGGCAGCAATGGCCGAATTGGTCAGAGTAAAACTCACTGTGGTAGCGGCAGCCAATGGCGCATTGTTCATGGTAATTTGCCCCGATACCTTGTTCAGTGTAATTGGTTCAGACTTACTGGTTGGTTGAGTTACAACACCGCCTGCACCTGTGGCATATCCGATGCCAGCTGTGGCAGAATTAGAAGTCACTCCGTTGGTAAAAACATTGAGCGGACGACTAAGATCTTGAATAGTAATTGTTGCCCCGTTGTTGTAGCTCACAAAC